AAACTTACTCTTTAATTTACAAGGTTAAAAAAGACAAAATTGTAAACAAAGAAGCTAAAGAATGGTTAGAAGAAGGACATGAGTTAGAAGCAAGCGTAAGAATGCAGTATGTAAAAATTGAAACAGCTTTTAATTCTACAAATCCTGATTATTCAAAACAAAAAGAAGTTTACGATACTTATTACCCGCAAATAGCTAATAAGTCAGATTTTGAAGAAATTGAGTATTTTTGGGTGGTAAAAGAAGCAAAAAACGTGATGGAATCAAGTTTAGTTTTGTTTGGTTCTAATA